CCATCGGTCAGGCGGTCCAGACCTCGAGCGCTATGCCGCCGAAGGCATCATTGGTCGTCGTGTTGTCGGGACCCCCGTACTTGATCCCCCCGGCGCCTGCGACAACCTGTACCCCATACGCCGCGTCCCAGGTGTATTCGGTTTCGGGAGTCAGGCCGGTTACGACGCCGGTTCCATCAAGCGCCAGGCAAGAGGTGGAGAGGGCCGTTGACGGAATTGTCATAATCGGGGCGACCCGGCCTTTCACTGTTGATCCTTCGAGGATGCCGAGCAGGACCTGGCCCCATGTCGCAGAACCGTGGAACTGACCCCCGACGCGCCATCGGACCTTCCCCGAGCTGGGTGCTTTGAATTTCACCCGAAGGTTGGTCGTATCAAGGGCGGTCATCGCAAGCAGGCTCGTGGTGGCCTTGGTGACTGCGACCGCAGGGTCGTAGAAGGTCCCGGCCAGGAGGCTGGGGGTTTCGTAGACCTCAAACGCGAACGACCCGAAGGCGTCATTTCCAGAGGTGTCGTTGGGACCGCCGTATTTCAGGCCCGTGGCGGCAAGCAGAATCTCAACCCCATACGCCGCGTCCCAGGTGTATTCGTTCCCAGGTGTCAGGCCAGTGACAACAAAGGTTCTTTCCTGCGCCAGCTGGGTCGTAGCCAGTGCGGAGGTGGCAAACTGCCCTGACGCGCTCGCCCGGCCTTTGAGCGTCGAGCCTTCGAGGATGCCGAGCAAGATTCGCGGAAAGGTCGTAGCGCCGTGGACCTGACCCTTGAGCCTGACCTGCACGTTCCCGTTTGCAGGCGCGGTGAATTTGACACGGAGGTTCGTTGTGTCCAGCGCTGTCATCGCAAGCAGGGCTTCGGTCGATTTAGACACCGCCACTTCGGGGTCGTAATTGGCTGCGCCGAGCAGACCCGGGATTTTGGTGACGGTGGTGGTTCCGCCGAAGCCCTCGTTGAGAAGACTCACCTCAGACCTCGGAAAATGTGATCGTGCCTTCGCCTTCAGAGGTAATGCAGGTGACGACCCCGCCGTAGCCTTCGATTACGGCCGTCCCGCCTTCTTTCTTCAGCCAGATGCCTTCTTCTTTTGCGGCTGTTTCCCCCAGCGCCAGCCAGACTTCTTTGGCGCTGGGGTTACAGACGAAGAGGGCCTGGCGTCCCGAATAGGCTTTTGCAAGGGTTCCGGACGTCGCTTTCGCCGTCACTCTCCCCTTGCCGTTGTTGGACGATTCCCGGCTCATTAGTACACCCAGGCGACCGGGGCCTTACCCTGTTCAACTGCGGTCGGGGCCGTGATGTTCGCCAGCGTGTTTTTGGCCGAAATGGTGATTTCTTTCGAATAGACGTTGGACCCGATGGTGTTCGAGGGAATCGTGCGAATGCGGGCAGTTCCGCCGTTCATCGTGATTCCGACGTAGTAGAGACCCGGGCCGAGCGCGCTATAGGGAGTGGTGAGTTCCAGCTCCTGGACTTCTTTGGCCGTGCCGACAGTGGCGCCTTCCGTGGTTTCGGAGGTATGGGCCAGGAGCGTCCCGGTCGAGTCGAACAGACCCGCGACGACCTTGTTTGTCCCACCAACGGAGCCGACGAGGTAGCCGATCCCCTTGATCTTCTTGTTGACCGGCAGGAACAGGGAGCCGGTGAACAGCTTTTTTTCGGCAGGGGTGGTGTCTGTCCCGGATTCCGCCGTGTTGGGGTTCCAGTTGCCGACAAAGAAGCCGGGGACGTTGGAGCCGGTGTCCACCGCGCTCTGGGGAATCCTCTGCTGGACTTCCACGTAGGAGGTCGAGGCCGAGATGACCCAGGTGGGCTGGGTGATCGTGGTCGAGGCTTCCACCGCCACCGAGCCTTCGTTGGAGGAACTCGAGACCAGCCGTTCGGAGCCGTAGTAGAACGTCCCCGAGCCCGTCTTGTTGAAGAGGGTCAGCGGGTTGTTCGATGTGGCGTTAATCATCACCGCATACCCCGAAGGGACGGTGATCGTGTTGAGGGTCTGGGTGGTGGGCATCAGGCAGCTACCTTTCGTTTCTTGGGGGCCGCGCTCGTTCCACGACGCTCGTAGCGGCCTTGCGTTATCTGTTTGCGGACCTCATCGGAGACGGCTACGAGCTTGGGCTTCCCGGGGAATTTCTTGATCGGGTGGTCGACCAGCTCGTTGATCGTTGATGCCGAGCCCTGAATCGCCTTGTCCTTGGCTTCGATCTCACGGTTGGCGTCCAGGAGCATCTGGGTCAGCTCCGTGATCGTCTCCCGCAGGTTCTGGGGGTCGAGAAGGGCGAACGCCTCCGCCAGGCAGGACTCGCAGATGACCAGGTCATCGACGGGGACCGGCTCAGGGGTCCCTGGGACCACAGGACCGTCGTAGGCGGCCTCGAAGTCCACAACGCGCCCCTCGGGCTTCTGAAAGCAGGCGGCGCAATAGGGGGGCTGAGGATCGGCTAGTTTGCTCACTGGTTGCTCTCGGGGTTCTCGCCCTGTTCGAGCGAAACCGTCTCGGAGGTTTTGTGGATGACCAACTCGGCGCTACGACGATGGGGTTTCTTGTCGCACGAGATCGCTTCGAATTTGGTGTCCAGCGCTGCGTAGATTTCCAGCGGGGTGATTTCGACCCCACCCGCGATCACCAGGGTCAGGTGGAAATTGCGGCGGCCCGTGCTGTTACCGGGAGACGGCTTGATCGCCGCGTTCGTGGAGGTGTCTTCGAAGAATTCTTTGGTTTCTGCTGCGGTGTAAACGGTTGAGCTGTTCGCCATGATGCGTTCCTTTCAAGCTGCGATGCCGGAAAACTGGCCGACGTTTTGATCGTCTTGGCGCGTGAACGCTTCCTGGTGCTCACGCATAGTTTTTTGAAGGCGTGTCTCGTTGGCCTGGGACTCCGCCTCTGGCAGATAGGGACGGCTCATAACGGCGTAGCGGAGCGCGTCCACGAGGTGGTCGTCCTTCTTGACCGGAGCCTGCCGGGAGTCTTCCCCGGACTTGGGTGGCTGTTTCCAGCGGTACATCTGAAGCTCGTTGATGAGGTTCGCGCAGTGGCTCTGGATGAACAGGCGGTCGTTCTGAAAGCGCTCACGGACCCGGTTGATCCCTGCCGTGACGGAGTTCTGGCCGGCAATCGTCACGATCCCGTTGTCGGCGTACTCCATCTGGTCTGAGCGGCCTGTCTGGTGGTCCTTGTTCCGCGCCGCAGGGTCGATGACGTAGTAGAGAGGGGCTACGTTGAAATCGTCGTTCGTTTTGTGGATCTGGTCGCAGACCTGCTGCGCCGTCATCCCCTCGTAGTAGCCCTCCTGAAAGACCACCATCTCGTCATCGTGGGTCAGGTAGATCCAGACCACCGCTGTGCGGTTACGGATTCCGGGGTCGATCCCTACGACCACGTTCACATGCTCGGGAAGGGGCCTCTCGGGGGTTACATGCGTCTCGCGCTTGAAGTCCCCGTAGATCAGGCCGTGGAGGGCGACGAACTTGCCTTCTTTACGCGCCGCCTTCTCCTCGTCTGACATCCCCATCAGGGCGAGTTCGATCTCCTTCTCCCCCAACGCCGGGTTGTCGGACATATCCACCGTGACCACGGAGAGGTCCGGGGCCTTGAAAACGTCCTTGCCGACTTCATCCCCGCGCTGCTGCCAGAGCTGGTCGTAAGTCCAAGTCAGCCCGAACACAGGGGTCATCGTGAAAATCAGGTCCCCCCCGTGCGCCATCACCCTCAAGCGGCACTCGTTGAAGACCGCCAGCGGAGGCTCCTCATCGAAATGCACCCTGTCAATGGAGGCCCCGCCCATCTTGCGGACCTCCTGCTCGTAGGTCATGAAGAAGAACTTGGACCCGTTCTGGAAGTAGAGGACCCGGAGGTTCTTGTCGTAGGCCGTAGACCACGCCCCGCCCACGAGTTGGTCCAAGGGAAGGAGCTCCTGAAGCTTCTCGATCATGGTGGTCTCGAGGACCGGAAAGCTCTCGGCCATGATCCGACACAAGAAGGGGGGCTCGAACTTCTTGTAGGCCCGCAGGGCCTCGGGTAGACAGTCCGCATCGACTGCCTGGATCACATCGTCAGCCAGCCCACCCCAGGTCTTCCCCGACTGGTTACCCCCGAAGAAGCATTTGGTCTGGGTCGTGAACCCATGAAACGCCCGTTGCTTGGCATGGGGGCTGTAGAAGGCCAGGGGATTGCGCTGGCGCTCTGTCTCGATGGCAAGGAGGGCTTTCTCTGCCTGTTCACGCTCGGGGCCTGAGAGCGCCTCCAGGCGCTTCTTGTCGATCTTGAGGCGCACAGAGTCCTTTCATGCGCGAGGGGGAGTTTCTGAGCCTGGGTCCCTTTTGCAATTACGGGACTCCGCTAAAGGCTTTTGAGGGGGCTTCTTTGTGTGAGAGAAGAAGCTGGGGAGGGCTGGGGGAATTAATCATGGGACTCCACGCGCTCACGCCAGCTGACGCCGCCTACCCCTCCCCCCTGACCATCTACGTTCGGAGAATGTTCGGAGCTATGCGTGTATGCGTGCCGCATACCCTGCTGTGGGCAAGGCATAGAGCCAAATAGCTAGGCAAGTGAGCGCGAGCTTGAAGGGCTGGCGCTCATGTGTGCCATGCGCGTAGTGGTGACGTTGTGGTGCGCGCATCCCAAAGAACAGACCATGATCCTCAATGTCCCAGCTAACTTACCTTTCGTAAAGTACAAGACATAGCGCTGCTGCTCTCTGGCGCTGTACTGCAAGGCACCTAAGACCCATGGTCTACCTCTTGCTCTATCAGTCCCTGTAGCTCTGTCTCTGTCCTCTGTAGCTGGGCTTCTAAGAGGCGTCTACGGAAGTCTGTGGGCAGGTAGGGGTTGAAGGTGAGTTCGGGCGGGAGAGAGCGGGAGACACGTTCTGCTGCCTGGACGGGGCGCATACGGCGCAGCCTCATTCGTTGTCCCTGAGCTTGGCCGCCAACTGGTCGAGGATCTACTGGCAGGCTATGGACGCGCCAGTACCTGCGGCCCAACCCATTGCGCCAAGGAGATTGAGGGCGTGTTTGACCACGAACTGCTCGCCCTCGTCCAAACGGAGATCAATGTCAGGCATCGTCTTCCTCCTCAACAACCTCAGCGTCAATGACCTCTCCTTGCGCCTCCACGACCTTGAGGCGTTCCAGGGTTGCGATGGACTCGCTCAGATCAACCTTGACGATCTCGGTGGGCATGTTGCGAAGGAGTTGGGCTTTCTCTACGGAGCTGCCCGCTGCATTGGCAAGGGCGAGGGCGTTCTTTGCCAAATGGTCCGGGTCTACTTGGTCGACCTTGTCGATCGCCTTTTGGATGTAGGTCTGGGTGGCTGCGTCTGCTTCTAGGGCGCGCTCTACGAGATTGCCCGCCAAGTCCTCGGAGATCTCTCGCTGGAACTCGGTGCGGATCTGCATGTAGCGGTGAGGGAATGCATGATCGCGCCAGTGGTCGAGGGTATCGTGGGTGATGTTGATTCCCTCGACCTCGAGCTGGTTGGAGGTTTTGGTTGTCTTCCCTCCGTTGGCGGCCAGGAGCTTGAGGACGTTGTCGACCTCTTTCTCGGTGTATTGGACTGGCCTGCCTCGCTCTGTGATCGCCCAGGGCGGCTTCTCTACGACCTTGCCCATCAGTCCGTACCTGCCCAACGTGTCTCTTTTTGGAATTCCCGAAGGATTGCGGCCTGTTTTGCTTCATTCCACGCTGTGAGGTCGCTTCTAACGCTCTCGGGCGAGTCCTTGCTTGTCTTCCCTTCCATGCTTTTGGGCAGGGAGGGGACTGAGATCCCTTTGAAGTTGCCGGAGGCGTCAGGCATGCCCAATCACCACGATCAGCGCTATGCAGCCTGCAGCGAGAACAGCTAGGGCTAGGTTCTCTCGGCCTCTTGACGTGAGGTGCATGTGGTCTAGGAATGGGAGGCGCATCAGTGCCAACTCGGTCCGTCAACCCAAGCGATTACGAGCCACAACGCAGTAGCGAATACCCCGGCAGCGCCAATCGCTAGGAACAGCGGGCGGAGCGACGGGGGAC